GGTGCGCTGGGAGTTCGGGACAGCCATCGTCTACAACGAGTCGAAGAGCGTAATCTTCCACGACATCGAACTCGTCTCTCTCACGGGCCGCGTGGCGGTCGGCGTCAACCCGCAGATCAGCACCTCGTACAGCCTCGACGGGCAAGCCTGGAGCCAGGACAAGTTCATCACGGTGGGCACCACGGGCGCCACCACCAAGCGCCTGGTGTGGTTCCGGCAGGGCGCGATGCGCAACTTCCGCATGCAGCGGTTCCGGGGCGACTCTGACGCGCATCTGTCGTTCATCCGCCTTGAGGCGCGGCTAGAGCCGACGATGTACTGACATGGCCACGTCTAGCCTCCGACTCACGCGAGATCAGCTTGCGTCGTTCCTGCAGGATCACGAACAGATCAGGCAGTTTGAGCGGCTGTTTGCCACGGTTGACACCATCGCACCTGACGTCGTTGAGGGCGTGAACATCACGGCCAGCACTGCGCAGGCCACTGCGGTGCAAGCGCTTGACCAGATAGCGTCCGTGGCCCAGGACGCGGCCATTCAAAGCACGACGGCCGATCAGAAGGCCGTTGAGGCGCTGGATGCTGTGGCCACGCTGGCGCAGGATGTTGCGTTCCAGGCTGACACCAAGGCGCAGCAGGCGCTGGACGCTATTTCGCAGTTAAGCGGGTTGGTTGAGTTGCTGGCCACGGCGCCGCCTGAGCGCGAGTTCAAGCGCTCGCGGTATGGCTCGTTTTACAGCACTGCCACGCAAACGGCGCTGGTGATCAACACGGCCACCGAGGTAACGCTGAACACCACGGACCTGTCATCCGGCGTGTTCCTGAGCGGTTCCCCGCAGTCTCGAATCAACGTGGACACGGACGGCATTTACAACCTGCAACTGTCCATCCAACTTGACAAGACGAGTGGCGGAACTGCCGAGTTCTACATCTGGTTTCGCAAGAATGGTGTGGACGTCACTGACTCTGCCAGTCAGATCAGAATCCAGGGCAACAACGCCGAGATTTTTTCGGCGCTCAATTACTTCTTCAGCCTCAAGGCCGGCGATTACATCGAGATCATGTTTTCGGTGAGCGACCTGTCGGTGGAACTGCTGGCTGTGCCCGCCGCTGCTCCGCATCCCGGCATCCCATCTATCATCGTCACCGTGTCCAACAACATCCAGGGGTTCCAATGACCGTCACCGTCAAAGTCCTCGTCCCTCCCAAGCAGATGGAGGCCACGCAGACCACGCAGTACACCGCCACCAACGCCAGGGCCATCATCGACAAGGCCACGGTCACGAACACCGACACGGTGAACCGCACTTTCTCCGTCAACCTTGTCACCTCGGGCGGATCGGCCGGCAATGCAAACCTCGTCATCGACGACCGCACCGTGGTGCCGGGCGAGACGTACCTCTGCCAGGAACTCGTCGGCCAGGCGCTGGAGAGCGGCAGTTTCATCAGCACCATCGCAAGCAACGCCACGGCGCTGACGTTGCGCGTCAGCGGCAGGGAGATCACCTGATGGACTACGCCAAGGCACCCAAGATGATGATCTTTGGCGGCATCCCCGACGAAGAGCCGTTCATCACTGCCAGCGAGAACCGCGAAAACACGCGCATCGCTATCCGCGACTGGATGCTCGGGCCCGAGAAGCCCAGCAACGAGCGCGGCGCGAACAAGGTCTACTGGGTGGCGCTTGGAAAGGCCATGCACGTCAACGAGGCCGAGGCGCGGCGCAGGCGGTGCTCGAACTGCGAGTACTACGACAACAGCGAGGACGCGCAGCTCAAGATGGACCGCATCCCCTGGAATGATTGGGACGTCGGCGCGGGCTTCCGTGGCTACTGCGAGAAGCTCGAATTCGTCTGCCACGACCTGCGCGCCTGCCAAGCCTGGGAAGAGCGCGAAGAAGAGGAAGATTGACCCATGAGCGGGAAGGCATAGAATGCGCGTGCCGAGTTCATGGCTACCGGCGGCCTCTGAGGACGCCATGACCTATAGCCTGCGCACGCACTTCGACTCGCTTATGCTGCCAGCGGCAGCCGCTGAATGGTTGCTGATGCTATGGGAGTCCATCCAGGCATTCGACGACTACGCCGATGGCGATCCTGTCAAGCGCGAGGCGCTCGACGCCCTGATCTGGAACACGCTGGTGGCCATGCCCCAGAACTCTTTTTTCTCGCAGCACGCGGCCGATCTGGCGCCGCTGCTGGGCTCGATGGTGCTGAAGTGGCAAGCCTCTGACCGCGTGGAGCGCGAGGGTGGCGCATCGGCTCAGTCCTACGTCTGGCGAGCCGGGTACTACGAGCTGGTGCTGGCCGCTGTGCGCCTGAGCCACGGCCCAGCGGCTGCTGCGTCAGTGGCTCACAAGGTGTTGGGCATGTACGGCGAGAAGCTCGACGCATACCTGACCGAGTTCAACAAAGGAGGCAGCGATGCCTGATCCAGTCACCGGCCTGATTGCGGCAGGTTCTCAGCTCCTTGGCGGCGCCATGCAATCTCGCGCCGCTGGCAAAGCGGCAGGCGCACAGGAGCGTGCCGCCGAGATGGGCATCGAAGAGCAACGTCGGCAGTTCGATGAGATACAGAAGCTCCTGGCTCCGTATGTGGGCGCCGGACAGCAAGCCATCAGCGGCTTCCAGCCCTTCCAAGAGGCCGGGGCGCAGGCGTTCGAGCAGCAGCAGGCCCTAGCGGGTTTGCGTGGCCCTGAGGCACAGCAAGCGGCCATCGCACAGATCGAGCAGAGCCCGTTCCTCCAGGCCCAGATCCAGCAGGGCGAAGAGGCGATGCTGCAGCGCGCATCGGCCACGGGCGGCCTGCGTGGTGGCAACATCCAGGCGGCTCTGGCTCAGTTCCGGCCGCAGATGTTGCAGCAGGCCATCGAGCAGCAATATGGGCGCCTCGGCGGATTCGCCGGCACCGGGTTGGGCGTGACCGAGGCGCTCTACCGTGGCGGCCAGGCGTCGGCTGCCGGCCAGGCATCCGCTGCCGGCACAATGGGCGCAAACGTGTCCAATCTGCTGGGCCAGCAAGGCGCAGCCCAGGCCGGCGGTGCGCTGGGGCGTGCTGCACCGTTCGTGCAGTTTGCGCAGTTGCCGGGGCAGTTGGCTGGCTATCAGTTGGCTACCGGGCGCAACGTGTTTGGTGGCACGCCCATTCAGCCCGGTGTAATCAGCGGCCTGCCGTCCTACGCGGTCATGCCCGGTCCTTGAGGTGGCACCATGGTTCAGCCGTTCAACTACATGATCCCCCAGGCAGACCCCTTCGCCGGTGTGATGCAGGGCTTGAAGCTCGGCACTGCCGTGCAGGACGTTGAGGCGCGGCGCCAGAAGCAGCAGAGTGAACTGGCAGCGCAACAGGCGGCCATGGCACGCCAGCAGCAGGTCAGCCAAGCGATGACTGGCCTGATGGCAAAAACGAACCCGACGGCGCGAGACTTCACCGATGTGGCCATGCTGCTTCCTGAGAAGGAGGCGGCAAGCCTGCGTGCGAATTGGGAAACGCTCAACAAGGCGCAGCAGGATAGTGGCCTGCAGTTTGGCGGCCAGGTGCTGTCGGCATTCCAGACTGGTGCCGCAGACCTCGGCATCACGCTGCTGAAGCAGCGCGCAGAGGCCGAGCGCAACTCGGGGCGTGCGGACCAGGCGCAGGCCTATGACACATGGGCTCGGCTTGCCGAGGTCGATCCTAAGTCGGCGCAAACCACAATTGGTGTGATGCTTGCGGCGTTGCCTGGTGGCGACAAGGTGGTCGAGTCAATTGGCAAGGTGCAGGCGCAGAAGCGCGAGGAGGCTCTGTTTGGGCCAGGCCTGACAAAGGCCAAGGCCGACGCAGATACAGCCGTGGCGGCCGCCATCAAGGCCGGTGTCGATGCGCAGTATGCTCCCGCGCTGGCGCAGGCTGGGCTGACCAAGGCCCAGAGCGATGCCATCAAGGCGGCGACTGATGCCAGGTTTGCAGAGGCGCTGAACCAGGCAGGCCTGAACGAAAAGAACTGGAACATCAAGGCTGCACAGAACCGCATCAACGTGGATTCTGCGCGTCTCGGCCTTGATCGGCAGAAAACCGCCGCTGACGTTCAACTAACGCTGGCCAGGATCGGTGAGATTGCCACCAGCCTACCAGAGCAGGCCAAGAAGGACATCAACACGGCGGCTGTGGCGGCAGGGACGGCCAAGCAGCAGGCTACGCAGTTCAATTCGCTTGCGGATCGTCTGGCCGCAGAAGGTGGCGGCTTTGGTGTGTTTTCGTCGGCCACGGATTACTTGAGGAAGGCCACCGGCAACCAGGGCTATATGCAAGAACTCCGTCAGGAGTTCACCCGTCTGCGCAACAGCGCGGCGGTGCAATCTTTGCCGCCTGGGCCCGCTACCGACCGGGACATTGCGCTGGTGCTCGAGGGGTTCCCGCCAGCAAACGCGGATTCCCGCACGATCACCAGCTTTCTGCGGGGCATGGCGAAGATCCAGGACATCACGGCGGCCACCGAAAACGCCCGCGTGGACTGGCTGGCCAACAATCGCGGCTCGCTGGGCCGTGCGTCGTCGGTCTTCCCTGCTGGTGACTTCGCGGCTAAGGCTGGCGAAACGTGGGTGGATATGTCAACCCGCATTGCGCAGGAGATCAACAACCGCTACGCAGCGGGCGCCGGTGGTGCTCCTACGCAACCCGCAGCGGCCATTCCAGGCGCTCCCGTGCGGCCTGGACAGGTTGCGCCGGCCATCCCGCGTGTCGGCGCTCCAACCTCTATAGGAGGCGCCATGCCGGGTGTCCCGCCAGCCACGACAGACATTCGCTCACAGGCCGATCTGATCATTCGCGGAGGCCGCTGAAATGGCTACGGCTGACGAGTACGCTGCCTGGATTGTCCAGAACCGTGCCAAGCGTGGCACGCGGGACTTCGAAACTGTGGTGCAGGCTTACGAGCAGGCCAAGCAGGAGGAAGGCCGCGCGCAAGCGCCAGGAGCCCCGCAGGCGGCCCAGCCGCAGCAGTTCGTCGCCCCGCCCGCAGTCAGGCCCGCAGAAACAGGCCCGGAGCCCACCATCGGCGAGCGCATCGTGGGCGCTGGCGAAACCGCGCTGTCGCTGCTGACGGGCGCCGTGGGCGCCCCGCTGGGCATGATCCAGGGCACGGGCGCAGGGCTTGCCAGGGCCATCCTGTCGGGGCAGTTTGGCACGCAGCAGGCCGCAGGCGAGATTGAGCGTGCCGCCACTGAGCAGGCGGGCCGGTTCACCTACGCGCCGCGCACCCGTGCAGGCCGCGAGATGCTTGGCACCGTGGGCGAAGCCGCCCAGGTCATCCCGCCCGTGCTGCCCGTGGTGGCCGCGCCTGGTGCCGTGATGCAGGCTGCCGGCCAAGCCGCGCCTATCGTGCAGGCCACCACACAGCGTGCAGTCACTGCAGCCGCCCCTGCGGCGATGGCCGTGGTGCAGGCACCAGCACGCGGCGCTCGAGCTGTTGGCCGTGCGGCAGGCCTGTTGCCGCCTGAGCCGGCTGCGCTGGACACTGTGAGCCAGACATCTGCTGCGCTGCAGCGTGGGTCTGCTGGTGCGGCTGGCGTGCCGATGGCTGCCGAGCGTGCGGCGCGGTTTGAAATGATGCCAGTTCCATACACTGGCCCAGCAGCGCCTACGGCTGGAATGTTGACGCGCAATTTTGCTCAACTTCAGTTTGAGAAAGAGGCGGCAAAGCTGCCTGAAGTCGGAGCCCCGTTGCGAGAGCGCAGCGAGAATTTGACTGCCAACACAATCCGCAACTTTGATGCACTGATTGATCTGCCGAACCCGGTAGCCGCAGACCCTCGATCCATTGGCATGGGTGTGGATCGGGCGCTCGTCAATCGCGTGGAGGTGGAGCGCAGGAAGGTACGCAATGCCTACGACAAGGCGGAAACCGAAGGCGCGATGCAGGCTCCTGTTGAGTTGGCTCCTCTGGCCCAGCAGTTGGCCAATCTGTCATCGCTCGAAGGTCTGGTGCCGACCATCCCTGCCGTGCGCCGTGAAGCCGTCAGGCTTGGTGCACTGGTGCCAGATGAGAACGGCAACCTGGTTCCCCAGCAGATTGACCTGAAGACCAGCGAAACGCTGCGCCAGTTCGTCAATGCCAACACAGACTGGGCAGATCGGCGCGAGGCGCTGGTCGGACGCCAGATCAACGCATCGATTGACGCAGCCACCGAAGGCGCAGGCGGAGAGGCCTACCGTGCCGCCCGCAAACTGCGCGAGCGGTTTGCCAACGAGTTTGAGAACGTCGGCCTCACAGCCAAGTTGCTGGGCACCAAGCGCGGCACGGACGAGCGTCAAGTGGCATTCGGTGATGTGTTCGACAAGGTGGTCATTTCGTCGCCTGTCGAGGAAATGAACAAGCTGCGCAGCACGCTCCTGAGGGCCGGCCCCGAAGGCCAGCAGGCATGGTCGGACCTCAAGTCCGGCGGCATCCGCTTCATCAAGGACGCGAGCCTGAGCCCGTCGCAGCGTGATGCGTCAGGGAACCCTCTGCTGTCGCCAGACAAGTTGCAGCGCACCGTGCGCTCGCTGGACCAGGACGGCAAGCTCGAGGCGCTCTATGGCAAGCGCCAGGCCCAGGTTCTGCGCGATCTGGCCGAGCTGGCCAGCGACATCTACACCGCGCCACCGGGCGCCATCAACACCAGCAACACGGCAAGCGCGCTGCAGGTGGCTATGGACTCGCTGGTAACCTTCGGCGCCACCGGAGTTCCTGCGCCGGCAATGACGGCGCTGAAGGAAGCCACCAAGTACGTCAAGAACCGCAAGACAAAGGCACGCATTCAAGCCGCTTTGCGCGGACAAGTGACGGCGGCAGAATAGCCGCTGGCACCAACCAATCACCCCAGGAGCCCCAACCATGACCGCCCTCTCCATCCAGCCCACGTTCCCCATCTTCACCGACATCGACGGCCAGCCGCTCGAAGCCGGGTACATCTTCATCGGTGTGGCCAATCTTGCGCCCATCGGCAACCCGATCAACGTCTACTGGGACGCGGCGCTGACGCTGGCCGCAGTGCAGCCGATTCGCACTATCGGAGGCTACCCGGTCAACGCTGGCACGCCGGCTCGGCTGTACGTGAATTCAGACTACAGCATCCAGGTGCAGAACCGCAATGGCAGCGTGGTGTATAGCGCACCGGCTGCTACTGAGCGATATGGGAATGTGATCTCGTTTGCTGACATCACGGGGACGTTGGGTTCTGATCGAGTTTCCTTCCTCCAAGCCGGCACCGGCGCAGTCACGCGCACGGCGCAGGCCAAGATGCGCGATGTGGTGAGCGTGTTGGATTTTGGAGCACCTACGGACGGTGTTGGTGATTGTTACGCAGCTTTTCAAGCCGCAATCAATGCATTGCCTGTTAGCGGTGGAACGATCATTATTCCCGCTACAACATTAAACTCATGGGTTATTTCCCAAACTTTGAATGTCAGGAAAAAGGTTCACATGATTGGGCAAATTGCCCAAGGTACTGGCGAAAAGGGAACAACACTAGTGTTCCCCGCCAATACATCAGGCATTGTTTTTAATAGTTATAACACCTCACTTTATGACACTGTTGCAGTAGACCCGTTGCTCCCCGGCGCTTATGGATCAATCCTTGAAAATGTTGCGTTTTTTGGTGATAAAGCGGGAAGTAGTACAGCAGCTGACGGCGTAGTGGTGCGATGTTCAATGGAGTGCCGTGGCGTTGCGGCTCGCAATTTCTTCCGCTATGGCTTCCGAATCTATGCCGATCTTGGCACTGGCGGCTCAACTGAGGGCGATGCAAACCAATGGACTTTGTATCGTTGCCAAGCAATTGCCAATGGCGATCATGGTGTTTATGTTAATGGTGATGATGCCAACACTGGCGTTGCTATCAAAGTGTTTTCCCAACTTAATGGTGGGTACGGCATTTTTGATAATTCGTTAATCGGCAACACCTACATCGGATGCGACACAGTTGGTAACACTCTTGGCTCAATGTCGGCAACCAGAGCATCTGCGGCAAATACCATCATTGGTCTTTGGGAAGATGGCGCCGCTACATCGCAGTTTGATGGCGCATCGCAAACTATTATTGGTGGCAACGGAGGCAATCCTTCTGTAACCAGCAGTGTGTTCTCAATGTGGGGCGGTATTGCTCAAAGAAAACCCTATCAGTACATCAATAACCGTGGCAGTCAACAAGTTGGGGCGCAGTTAGGCGCTAACTACAACGACACCACAATGACGGTAATGGCTTATGGCGCCGCGACCGCTGAAGGTGGTCTGAGTACGTGGAAGTTTCAGTTTGATGCTGCACAAAATGTTTGGTTTTTGCAATATGCGGGTAGTACTTCTTTCCAGCCAATTGCCTATCCAAACTCTAGTGGTGCTTTGTGGACTAATAAGAAATTTACTGGTGCAATCTTTCAAAATGGGTACGCAGTGAAAAATGCAGGTGCTACGTACTCGACTGCAAAAGTACGAATGCTAGGAACTGCACCACCGACAACAGATACTTACGAGCAAGGTGATATTTTTTACAACAGCGCCCCAAGCAATGCTGCCGGTCAGCCAATTGGATGGGTCTGTGTTGTCAGCGGCACCCCCGGTACGTGGCGGCCTTTTGGGGTTACGACTTGACCCCCCGCCCCGCGCCCCACGTCATCCGCTGGTTCTTGCGGACATTCGGCTTCGGCGGCATCACGCTGCCACCGTGGGGCGTGTTCATCCTGGCCGAGCGCATCAACGAGACGGCGCTCGTCAGGCATGAGCAGCGGCACTGGCTGCAGTACGAGATGCTTGGGGCGCGGCGGTTCTACCTGCACTACATCTGGTACACAATCCGCTACGGCTATCGGAATAATCCGATGGAGATCGAAGCACGCGAGGCTGAACGATGACGGACGATGACTTCAAGCGCCTTGAGTCCAAGGTAGACAAGCTCACCGAGGCCGTCACTCGGCTTGTGCTGGTGGAGGAAAGACTCTCCAACCAAGGCGAGCGCATCGGGCGCGTTGAGCAGCGCGTGGCGGCCAGCGAGTCCTACACGCAGAAGCTGGACCGGCGCCTGGAGATGTGGGTCAACCGCGGCATCGGCGTCTGGGGTCTGGCCGTCACGCTGTTCGCGCTGCTGCAGTACGGCACCAAACTGATTGGGAAGTGACCATGCTGGAGACCCTGCTCGGCGGTGTGTTCGGTGGCCTGCTGCGCCTGGCGCCAGAGGTCTTCAAAATCTTCGACAAGAAGAACGAGCGGGCGCATGAGCTGCGCATGCTGGAAGCCGAGATGGAGTTCGCCAAGGTGCGCGGTGAGATCGCCATGCGCCAGGCCGATGTGCAGCTCCAGACGGCCGAACTGGACGCCATGACGCAGGCGTTCAAAGAGCAGTCCGAGACGGCCAAGAACGCAGGATGGTTCGTCTCTGCCATATCGGCTATGGTGCGGCCCACAGTGACCTATCTGTTCCTGGCGCTGTACGCTGCCGTGAAGGTGGCGGCCTACCTCATCGCCATCGAGCAGGGCGGCAACTGGAAGGACGTGCTGACCTCGATGTGGGGCAGCGACGACCTGGCCGTCTTCAACATGATCATCAGCTTCTGGTTCGTTGGCCGTGTCTACGAGCGCAGTCGATGAGGCCGTCGAGGTGGCCGCCGCGCTGTGCAGGCCGTTCGAGGGTCTGAGGCTCCAGCCTTACATCTGCCCAGCAGGGTATCCCACCATTGGATACGGCACGGTCTGGAAGCCTGACGGCAGCAAGGTGACGATGGAGCACGCGCCGATCAGTAAGGAGACCGCCGAGGAGTGGCTGGTGCATGAGTTGAGGCACAACTACCTAGCAGGCGTTTTGAAGGCCTCTCCGGGCCTCCTGGCGCGTCCGCGAGCACTCGGCGCGATGACAGACTTTGCCTACAACCTCGGCGTGGCCAGATACCGAGCCAGCACGCTGCGCAAGCGCGTTGACGATGGCGACTGGGAAGACGCCAAGGCGCAACTGATGCTGTGGACACGCGGAGGAGGCCGCGTGCTGCCGGGTCTGGTGCGGCGCCGCGCAGCCGAAGCTGCGCTGCTCTGACGGTCTCAGGTTGCGTAGAGCGCAACCAGAGTGCCCGCAATCGCGACAAGCGCGACGGCCAGAATGATCATGGAGATGCACTCCTCTTTCCAGTACTCCCACCCGTAGAAGTCCGGCTCTTCTTCTTGGCCGAGTTCTGTGCAGCACTCGGCTGCTTAGGGGTGTCGGCCTTGCTGGTCGCAGCCGTTGGGGACTCGCGTGTGCTGAAGCGGTGATTGTTCGCGCATGTGTACCTCCTGTAGGTGTAACCTTGTCGCTGTCTGGTTTGTAGGACTTCCGTCCATGCCGAGCAAGTCGGGCATTTCATAGGGCACTCAATATCACCGGCTCCTGCTCCGGCTGCTCCGGCTGCTCCAGCGCGGCGCGCAGGTTGATTGCCGCCTGTCTCCCAGCTTGGGACGCCAACGGCGGAGCCAGCGACTGCCAGCCGTTCAGCTCTTCCAGAGCTTCAAGCGCCTGCTTGGCGGCGGCTCGTAGGTCAGTCATGCCTCACTCCTTGCACCGTATTCGTGCCAATGCTTCTCACAGATCATGCCGAAGGCAGTGCTGCCATCTCTTTCCCAGTATGCGGGCACACCACCGTATTGCGACGGGCATCCACAGGACAGGGTGAACTTTGGCTTCTGCTCCAGCGCGGCCTTGAGGGCTGTGATGGCTTGCTCCATCGGGCCCTCGTAGTCGGCCAGGACAAAGCCGTACAGGTTTATGTGCTCCCACGCCTCCAGCGCCTGCTGCACTGCGGCGCGGGGTAGGGTGATCAG